ATATCGTAGATGCACATGGTGCAGATACACAAGCAGAAAACGAAGCTATGAGGTTAAGAGATGCTTGGATTGCTCACCCAGACCACACAATCACAAAAGCTTTGGTTGCAGAACGAGCTATATTCTTTGTTCTACTACCTTTCTTTAGGTTTACTGGTGATCCTGCTCTTAGAACAGTATCAGCTGATATTTCCAGAGATGAACAAATCCACGTGGCAACAAATAGTCTTGTATGTGCTGAGTTGGGTCTTGTTCCTAGCAATTCTTTGGACAAGCTTCGTAAAGCAACTATTAATTGGATAATGCAGCCATTAGGCAGTAACTCCGATAAATATTTGGACAAAAATTTTTGGCTGGATTCCAGCGACCGCTTAATGTATGATGGGAAAGCTCCACAACTTTCTGAGACACAGGCGGCAAGGATGCCAGCATTCTTTGAACATTCAAATGTCAATCTCCCTCAATACTCTTAAATTACACAACGAGCGAGTGGAGGAATTGCTAAAGAAAGTTGAAGACAATTTTCAATGGCAACCAGTCCACCCAAAAGATTCTATCGAATCAATCATGTACCGTGCTGGCCAAGCTAGTGTGGTAGAATATATTAAACAACTTATAACGGAAGAAGACTAATGTGCGTAGGCAATTTATTTAGTGGTCCTTCAGCACCACCTACACCTACAAGGCAAGCACCTGCTCCAACAATGAGAGCAGCGGCACCACCGCCTGAAACAGTAACACCTGAAAGGATTAAGGAAGAAGGTGGAGAAGAAGATAAACTATCAACAAAGAAAAAGAAAGCTTTAGAGATTAAAAAGGTTAGAGAAGGTACAAAAACCTTTGGAGCTATTGATCCTAAGACTCTACCAAACACACCTCAAGGTGGAATTAATATACCATAGGAGGTAATATGTGTTTAGGCGGAGGCACCGGTTATGTTCCGAGTGCCGTTAAGAAAGCTCCGGACCCAGCACCCGGACCAGCATCACCACCAGACATGGTGAACAATACTGTAATACCAAATGCTAATCCAAGAGATAAGCAGCAGGCAGCTAGAAATGAGTTTGATCCTCCCAATAAAACTAAACTCAAAACTCAGTCAGATAAGAATACAGGATTATACTAATGAAAGCACGTGATAGATACACACAACTGACCAGAGGTAGATCACAGTTCCTTGATACCGCAGTTGAGTGTTCCAGATTAACGTTGCCGTATCTTATACAAGAAGATCTTAGTTCACAACCAACACACAGGAAGTTACACACACCGTGGCAATCAGTCGGTAGCAAGTCAGTTGTTAATTTAGCAGCAAAACTTATGCTCGCATTGATACCTCCACAAACAAGTTTCTTTAAGTTTCAAGTTAGAGATGATAAACTTGGTGAAGAGTTTCCACGTGAAGTAAAAAGTGAATTAGATTTATCCTTTGCTAAAATGGAAAGGATGGTTATGGATTATATTAATGCCTCTAGTGATAGAGTTGTAGTCCACCAAGCACTCAAGCACTTAATTGTGTCAGGAAATGCATTAATATTTATGGGCAAGGACGGTCTCAAAAACTATCCCCTTAACCGCTTTGTTATAAACAGAGATGGTAACGGGAACGTATGTGAGGTAGTCACAAAGGAACTAATAAGTCGTAAGATTCTAGGTATAGATCTGCCAGAATCACTACCAAATTCTCCCGGAGATGATGGTTACAAGACAGGATCTGATGATCAAGACGTAGAAGTGTACACTTACGTCCGACTCGATGACAACGGTCGATGGGTATGGCACCAAGAAGCATTCGATAAGATAATACCTAACAGTAGAAGTACAGCTCCAAAGAACGCCAGTCCTTGGCTCGTCCTTAGGTTTAACCAAGTGGACGGAGAAGACTATGGACGTGGTAGAGTAGAAGAGTTCCTCGGTGATATTAGATCACTTGAAGGATTATCTCAAGCTCTTGTAGAAGGAAGTGCTGCTGCATCTAAGGTTGTCTTTTTAGTTTCACCATCCTCGACAACAAAACCAAAAACAATAGCCGATGCTGGTAACGGAGCAATCGTTCAGGGTAGACCTGATGATGTTGGCGTTATTCAGGTAGGCAAAACAGCTGATTTCAGAACGGCAGCAGAGCAAATGCAAACCTTAGAACGTAGGATAGGAGAAGCTTTCCTAGTACTACAGGTTAGGCAGAGTGAAAGAACAACTGCGGAAGAGGTACGCCTCACGCAAATGGAATTGGAACAGCAGCTAGGTGGACTATTTAGTTTACTTACAGTTGAGTTCTTAATACCATACCTCAACAGAACCTTGCATATATTACAACGCAACAAGGAACTACCTAAGATTCCTAAAGATGTGGTACGTCCACAAATAGTTGCTGGTGTAAATGCATTAGGTAGAGGACAAGACCAACAGTCTCTTGTTGCTTTCGCACAGACTCTTGCACAAACTATGGGAGCAGACATCATGGCTAAATATCTTGATCCCGGTGAGTACGTTAAACGACTTGCTGCAGCTCAAGGTATAGATGTACTTAATCTAGTTAAGACACCTGAAACTATGCAGATGGAGAAAGAGCAGCAACAGCAACAGATGCAACAGCAAGAATTGCTGAAGCAAGCTGGTCAATTTGCAAACGCTGCTGCAATGGACCCAAGTAAAAACCCCGGAATGAATCAGATGATACAAGACGGATACGATCAATTACAAAATGGCAACAACCAAGGCGAGCCGCCCGCAGAAGGTGGCGAAGAAACCCCTCCCGAAGGTTAGTAAACCTGAGTCTCTCGTTGATGAGAATGAAAGAGCTACTCCAACTAAGTTTACATCTAGAGCACATATAGGACAAGATCCTGATCTAGTTACAACTGTTGGATTAGGAAACCTAAAAGTAACCACCGCTAAAGGAATTAAAAATGACGGAAAAACTAACGTATGACCCTACTCCAGCTGATGCTCCAGAATTTACGGAGGAAGAACAAGATTCCCTAAGAGTAGCAGAGGAGTTAGGAGAAGAAGAATCAAAATTATTAGCTGGTAAGTTTGAAAATGCAGAAGAACTAGAAAATGCATACATAGAATTACAAAGAAAACTAGGATCTAATGATGACGGTGATGATGAAGTAGAAGATACTACATTAGATGAAGACGAATATCCTGAGGATGTAGCTGAAGGTGTAGATCTAATACAAACTGCTTCAGAAGAATACTTTGAAAATGAAGGACAGATATCTGAAGAAACGATGGAACGTTTTACAGAAATGTCTAGTTCAGAATTAGTAGAAGCTTATATGGCTATTAGAGAACGCAATCCTGATATTGATGGAGGTGGTTACTCTGAAGATTTAAGTGATGCTGAAATGAATCAAGTATATAATTCAGCAGGAGGAGAAGCAGAATATAATAACTTAACACAATGGGCAGCTCAAAATTTAGATGAATCTAAGATGGATGCATTTAATGATATTATTGATAGAGGTAATGCTACTTCTATACAGATAGCAGTTGCTGGATTACGAGCTGAGTATGAAGCTCAAGAAGGTTATGAAGGACGCATGCTTACAGGCAAAGCAGCTAAATCATCTGGAGATATATTCAGAAGTCAAGCTGAAGTTGTACAAGCAATGAATGATCCTAAGTATGACCGAGATCCTGCTTATCGTCAGGATGTATACGATAAACTAGAACGATCTAATTTACAATTTTAATTATGTCTAAAGCTTATGATCCCTCAGCACGAGATAATGCTATGAGGGTAAAATATAAAGTGAATACTACAGGGGATCGTTGGTTCATTCCTTACAATGACAACGGAACCACAGCTGCACAAGTAACACAATGTAATAAACTCGTTGGTAAAACAGCCAACGGTTCACAAGACGCAGGAGCTGAACAGTAATGCCAGCTGGAAAAGGTACCTATGGAAGTAAAGTAGGTAGACCAAAAAACAAACGAAGTGGTGAAGACTACCTTGACCATGAACAAAAACAAAAGAATAAAAAGAAAAACATAAAGACCCCTGATAATTTTGGGTTTGGTGATATGCCAGCTGACTATCGGAAGAGGTATAAAGAAATGCTAGAACAGCATAATAAAAAGAAAAAGAAAAAGTAATGGCTAACAACAGAACAGGTCCAGATTATCTTGATAGTCCTAAAGAATACAGACAAAAATCAATTAGAGGTTGGAAGAAAGCTTTTACTCCTATAGAACAATTGAAGAAAAAAAAGAAAAAGAAAAAGTAATCATACCGGCGACCCGAATCATATCGTAACTCGCCTAATGATTTACTCTTTATTTCTATGACAGTAACTACTGAATATGGGAAACAAAATATTTTCCCAAAAGAAATACCAGCGAGAGTTATCGCTGACTACCCTACAAACATCAACCCTATTATGACAAACGAAGCAGAAAGATTTAACGGTTGGGCAGCTATGATTGGATTTGTAGCAGCTATCGGAGCTTATGTCACAACTGGTCAAATTATCCCCGGCATATTTTAATGAAAAAATTTATCGTACTTACAGCAGCTGCTTTATTATCAGCTCCAGCATTTGCAAATCCTTATATATCCACTAAGTCTGAATTTAAAGGTGACGAAGATGGATACTCTAAGATGGTTAACCAAGCAAGAATTGGTACTAGCTTTGAAGTGGGATTTCC